CTTATTATTTTTCCAGTAGCTGACCTTCCGAATATACTTCCGAACATTTCACCCCCCTATTAAAAAAACCCCGATTGCATGAGAGCCTTTCTATCCTCATGTACCTTACTAGCCGCCTCCATTTGCCGTATTCTCTGGCCTACCCGCGCGCATTTTCGACAACGCTGTGCATTCGGGGATACCTCCTTATCGCAATCCAGACATTTCTTCTTCATGCTAATGGCCCCTCTCCTTAGTCGGTTATAACTTCACGTGGCAATTTGTGCCGCCAAGCAGTAGATTCTACTATCGAACCACGGCCAACATTAATATTATCAATAAAAGGCTGTACCGATTCCAACTTTCCAGTCCTCAATGCTTCATTAAATTGTCCAGTACAGGCAACCCAACAAGCATCAGATAGCACTAATTCCTGATTATAAACAGCCTCAAGCTTTCCGATCTGAATCATAGTTACAGTCCTGATAATATAATTCTCACCAATTTTGTATGGATGACTATTCCCGGATTGTCCGGCTGTAGCTCCAGTTGTTAATTGCTGTATTTCTTTTATTTGACCTAATGTTAAATCGTCAATTTTAATAGTCATAGTTAGTACCCTTAAATTAAAGTTAAAAAAATTCTATTACCTGCCCCAGCTCCAGCTCCCGCTCCCGCTCCTGCTCCTGCTCCCGCTCCCGCTCCAGCTCCTGCTCCCGCTCCAGCTCCTGCTCCTGCTCCTGCTCCAGCTCCTGCTCCTGCTCCTGCTCCCGCTCTCCGCCTTATCAAAGCCCGCTCTTAAAATCGCCTGGTTCACGCTAACCCCCTTTCCTTTATCCACCGCTCAATATAATCATACGCTTGCTCTCGCGTATCAACAGGGACAAAAGTCCGGCAGATATCCCTTGCCAACTCCCGAAGCTCCACAGCTCCGCCCACTGCCTCAAGCACAGCCTTAGCGGTATCCTCTATATTCTTGCCATTAAAAAAAGCCTCTCCAGAATCAACCTCAGCTCTGATTGTTTGGAATATTGCATTTATTACGGCATCTAATTTCTCTTTACTCGACATCCTTTTTCGCCCCGCTTAACCTGTAAACGCCCCTACGCACCCTCTCGATTCTGGGGACCCTCGCATGGGACATAGTATAAAGCTTCACACTTATCTGGGCTCTTAACTTTTCACGGCCATACAAACGATAGTAAGCAACCAACACCTCATCTATCGTTAAATCAGCCATAGCTTTCTTAAAAATCCCAATTATTTTAGAATTATATCCAGAACGGCCCTCCTTCAAAAGAAGTATCTCACCCCTTAATGTATTGGGCAGATCATCTACATTGCTTAAATCAAAAATTTCATTAGTCATCCTTCTGCCCCCTCAATTCATCCAAAACCTCTTTATAATATACCTCCATCATTCCAGAGTCCCATAAACACTCAAGTAATACCTTATGCTTTTCGTCTTCATTTAGTTCTGCAAAATCTTCTGCTAGTTCAAATTCGCATACACTGCCAGAGCGATCCGTGCTAACCACACCTATGTATTTCTTACTCACCATCCTTCCCCCCCCCTCAATTCATCAAAAACCTCTAACAGCAACGCTTGAGATGGGGTAACAAAACCATCTACAACCCCTCCTCCGGTTCTTTCCTCCACCCACGCAGTCTCAACCATCCGCCTCAATAACCCCTCAAGCCTTTCCACTCTTTCATCTTTTTTATAAGCCCTCGCGTTCCAATACTTTATTCCGTCGTCGTCATTCTTAAGACTAGGCCCCACCGCGAAACATGACCAACACCGCATAGCGTTAGGGGGAGACTCACACCAGTCAATGTCGTCATCTCTACCGCAAAACGGGCATGGTAGTAATTTTTCCTCAGTCATCCTTTCCCCCTCAATTCATTCAAAACCTTATCCAAAACCGCCTTCCACTCAGGCTTTATGCGCTGATAGTAACCGATAAGCCCATGACGTTTCATGTGCTTACTTACGGCACGCTTGTTTACTTCTGGTTTTTTAGTCACAACCCCATTATACACACATCAATATTGATATCAACCCCTAAATTCAATTAATTAAAACTTTTTCTCAAAAAACTCATCCAACATTTTTTCCAGATCATCCAAAGAAAACGCCCCACCCTCGCCATCGTCTTTTATAGTAATAGACAGCGAGTTTTTATACCTCCCGTCATGATAATCATCTAAGACGTACTTGCCTATTTGTATGCTACTTCTCATTTCTCCTCCGCAACTCCGCATCCAAATATCTATTAAGATCCTTTACAAATGTATCAATAACCTCCTGTTTAGTTATCTTCCCCGCCACAATAGCATCCTCGATATCACCAACAAGCAGACTCTCGTCGTCTTTGCGGTCGTCATACAAGAAGTCATCCACACAATTGTCAATTTTATCTGTTATTATTTCTTTGATATTCATAATTTTCATCCTTTTCATTTTAAAGCCCCTCACGAGCTTCTTTTAACTTCTACCTACCAACTATCGTTTTTAACCATACCACCCACTGGACGAGCTAGTATGGGCGCTTAATCGGCATCTTTAATCTTCCCTTTGATCTCCGCAGGCATCAAAAAGCTTTTTATCCTCCTTCAAATATTTATAACAGGGTTGCTGTGGGCGCATCTTTCTTCGTCTACATACCCATAACATATCACCAAACTCTGGGCTGTCCTGATAAGCTTGGTTTAACTCTGGTAAGTCCTTTAGCTCAAAACCCTCACCATCAGCGCAAGCCCAATGGAATAAGTCATTGCAATTTACCCACATCGAAGGAGTGTCCTCGTCAGCAGAAATATTTATAACATCACGCAAGATATAGTCCGTCACGTCCTCCGGCAAACTCCTCAGATAACCACCAATCTTACGTACTTTCTTTGTCATTGCCATGGCGCAAGCGTTCCAACCATCCTCCCACTCAGTCCTTTTAACTACTTTATCACCCGTCCGCCGGCTGGCAGGATATATACTTATATCATCGGCTGCCTGCTCGTAAGCTAAACACTCTAAAGCTCGCTCCTCATATTCCACTTTCTTCATCGTCTTTCTCCTTGGTTAAATTACTGCCACTAAATGCGAATACCGCTGCTTCAATCCTGCGTTTTTATCAAGTCTTGACTGGTGCGCGTTAATCAAGCTCTTGGTCATTGCAGTAGGAAATTGAGCAATATCACTTAGCTCAGTCCTCATACGCTGCTGGGCTTTTTGGAACTCCAGCAAAACGTCATCACCTTGCGACGGTATGCCTCCTCGGTAACATTCTTCACGGTAACTACAAGCCCAGCCCTGCTTTAATGCCAAGCCCCCTAACTCCGTCCCAAATATTTCTTCATCAGTTAGATTCTTCCATGCAGATTGCTCAAGCAGCTTAGGATTAACAACCTTGACAGGCGTTACCCCGGCTGCGTATTTCTTCAGCTCCCCGATAGTTGGAGGTGAGGTGCGCAAATGGGTTTCCATGGTGATACTCCAAAGCTCATCAAGCTGGTTATCGGTGAACTTATGCAAGAAGCCTGCATAGAAGTTTATCTGCGCTGCGTTCAATGCTGGTTTGTATAATTCGGTCATGTTGGCTAAAAATTGATTAAGTTGCATCGTTCGCTTCCTTCTTGGGTGGGGTGGGGTGATTCGCCTCAAAGAGAGCATCATCAGCAACAACCTGAGCGGCCTTAGCAGCACGAAAAGCACCAGCAGCAACCAAGAATCCACCCCTCTCTCTCAGCTTGGCGGATAATTCTGCTATTAGTGCGGATTGGTCTTTTACAAGGTCTGCCATTTCTGGAGCTTGGGCTATGAAGTTCGCATTTTCCATCCAGCGGGGTACTTTTGATATTCGTATTTCGCAAACCCTGTCCGAATCGCCAACCCTGTCCGAATCACAAGTCTCATCCGAATGTTTAATGTAACACCTTGTCCCAAAACGCTCTTCTACACGTTCCCACTTACCTAAGACTCTACGCCCATTGCACCCCGCAACTTCCCTCGCTCTTTCTTTGAACTCATCAGCATCCTTTAGTAGTTCGTCTGTTGTTCTAGTCATCGTCTGTCTCCTTATTGGGTTGGGTGGGTTTACGGCCTTCAAGTTTGTCTCTTTCTCGCATTATTGTTGCCCAACATATCCACATACAGTAATACACACCGTAACCGAGCTCCTCCATAACAACCTCGTTATCAGTTGAGTATGGGTATTTTGTAGCTAAATCATACGGCAAGAGGGATAATCCCAATCCTGTAGATAAATCATTACCACTAACCATAATATTTTCAAGTGCCTCCCCCCCCTCTCTCAGCTTGGCGGTTAGCTCTGCTATTAGCTGGTTGTGGGGTTGCCATTCTGCAAATGGTTTAAGTGCTTGCGTGGCTTCTTTTTGTAGATACTCATCAGCATCCTTTAGTAGTTCGTCTATTGCTCTAGTCATCGTTCGTCTCCTTATTGGGTGGGGTGGGTAAATTGCCTGCCGAAAAAGATATGTATCTTGGGGGCGGTGTTTTCGTGCCTGCGGGTGGCCATCCTTCTCTGTAATCAAGTACAGCTAATATAGCCTTAGTCATCTTCTCTAAGTTGCTAGCGTTATCCGTACAATCGCAAATAGGCAATGCAATTACGACTAATTCTGACAACGCCTCCACAGTTATATTTTTTTCTCGACCCTCCGCCTTTAATCTATCCCCTACTAACATTATCAGTCTTTTATCTATATTCATAATTACTGCTCCTTCTTGGGTGGGGTGGGTAGTGGCATCCAGTGGGTAGCTTTAGCCCCGTTCCTGTAGTTAAAACTCCTTCTGTCGTCCATGCATTCCTCTTGCGATAATGCATAACGCCCACTATCCTCATCATACACAAGTATCTCTTTTACGCCCTTCAGAGCCGTCTCAATCGGTTGCCACTCACTCTCTCTCAGCTTGGCGGATAGCTCTGTTACTAACGGAGCGTGAACACTGCATACGTCTGTTTTTTTATCTACAGAACAGGCGCAACAATTATCACCTAACTTATTCATCAGCGCTTCTTCTCTTTCCTCATACTCAGCAATGAGAATGTGTGACTCTCTCAGCTTGGCGGATAGCGCTGCTATTAGAGCTGCAAATTCATCAAACACTGAATTCTCACCAAGGCAATCACTAAAATCCTGTGGCACTGCATCAGCAACCTTTAGTAGTTCGGCTATTGTTCTAGGCATAATCTATCTCCTTTTGGGTTGGTTGGGGTGGCTCTGGTGTTCCATGCTTTTATTGCTTCTTCTTTTGTTTTATGTCCCCAAGTCATAACTCCACAAGAAACACAATTTATTGCATGGGGCGTTTTGGTGCAACAAATCATGCGCTGCTCTAATTCATCATCAAGCCCACAAAACGGGCATGGCAGTAGTTCTGTTATTCTAGGCTTAATCCATCTCCTTTTGGTTATTGTTCTAGGCATAATCTATCTCCTTTTGGTTGGTTAATAATTCTCTGTATTTTTCGTATAGAATTTTATAGTCCCGAGCCATATCTACTCTTTGCGACATACCAGACCTAAGCTCACTTGCAGTAAACGGAATATCTATACGGCTGTCGTGCATTCCAGTTATAGTCTTACAGGTATCATAACGACATTTTAATCGGCTCTCTTCAAAGTCAATTGTTCTAGGCATAATCTATCTCCTTTTGGTTGGTTAATAATTCTCTGTATGTCAGCTTCCCGCTCTTCACGGGTTAAAACTTTCTCATGTTCGTCATTCCAGTTTTTCCCATTGAGGAAACTTGCGGGGCGTTTGATAAATTTCCGTTCGGTTTCGCGTTCAATACATTCAGCTTGGTAACGCTGTACGCCTCCCATGATTGTTTCGTGGGTTACTCCAGATTTGAGAGCCGCTGCATAAGCTTTCTCAGCGTTGACTCTATCCTTTTTGATTCCGTAAAATTCCCAGAACTCTTGAAAACTATTTAGCATCAATTCTTTTTTGTTAGTTTTTATAGTCTTTTTAGTTTTAGTTAATTCTGTCTTTTTTAAGTCAGTATTAGTAAGCAACGGATTTGCCGTTAACGGTTTAGCCGTCGACGGTTTAGCCGTTAACGGTATTTCAGTAAACGGTGAATAGTGGATTTCGTATACATTATGGGAGAATTTCCCACTTTTGCGCACTTGCGTTCTGCTTAAATACGCATGCGCAACTAAGCAATCAATCGCATTTTTGACTGCGTCACGACCCTCTTTGAAGTTTTTTGTTATCTCCACAGCGTAAAACTCCCAGTTATCCGGCCTTGAGGACAGGTAACAAAAGACAGCTTTGGCAATGGCTGTGATATTTGGGTTACGTATTAAGTCGTTTGGAACTATGGTGAAGTTAGAATTTTTGTTTACTATTTTATGCTTCATAACTCGCACCCCCATACATGGTCACAGTTTTTAAAGCCCGGCGGGTGGTACTGCATGGGAACCACCCTTTTCAACTGGGTAATTAATCCAGTCTAGCCTATAATTTGAAATGAGTTTAACCTGTGGGTTGCATAAATCAAGGGAATATTCTATTATATCATACTAACAAGTATAAAGATTTTCTTTAGAAATGGGGGGGGTGGTTTAGCTGCTGTCAGATGGTCACAGATTGTGACCATCTGACATAGTGATAACCTTATGTCAGAATATGGGCGCTTAGTTGACGGGAGTATTACGCATAGTCAGGTTGAGACAGTTTAACCTGGCTACCTCCCTCCTTGACACAGCAACACCACCCTGCTACAATACAATCCTCTTCGTATAGCTTACGCTACCAAGCCACCTGAAAAACCCTTTCTCAGGTGGTTTTTTCTTGAAAGGAAATATAATGAATTTCGGTGAAGCAATTGAGGCCTTAAAGGCTGGTAAGAAAGTAGCTCGTAAGGACTGGAATGGGAAGGTTAGGTTTCTTATTTATGTACCCGGTTCGCCTCATGTTGAGTATCCAGACGGCACGCCATACTACAAAGCACTTGATAATGGAACTGAACCACTACCATCAGGTGCTATAAGCGCCCATATCGATATGTATACCTTCGATGCGTGCACCTTAACTAATAAATTTGAACCAGGCTGGCAAGCATCTCAGACGGATATGCTTGGTGAAGATTGGCAGATAGTAGATTGACGGATAACGTAACCTACCTACATAAGATGACAGACCTGGACATCCCGCCTGAGAGGGTGCTTAAGGGGGCTATTGAATCAGACCTGCAAAGTGTTGTAGTAGTTGGTCAGGAGAAAGACGGCAAGCTTTACATAGCCTCCAGTGATTCAGACCTTAGACATAATGGCTGGTTGCTTGATCTGGCTAAAAGGTTTTTGCTGAAAGAGTCTACGGAGTGAATTTATGGTATGTTGTAATAGACTACTATGTTTTATGGGTGGCGAAACCAATCAAGGCGAGTAGGAGTTATTGGGCTGATAACCTGGTAATGAACAAAAGTCAGCGAGAGGGTTTAGCTTATCAACGCAGAGAATGTACACGCAGTGAAACCCTGCGCTCTCTTCTTTGCGATGCTGCGGATCACACCGCTGCCACCACCCACCATGGTAGGATAACCCCGTATGGAGCGGAGGCAGACTGTAAATCTGCTGGCGGTATCGTCTCACTGGGTTCGATTCCCGGGCCTTCCACCATTTTACTTGTAAGTTAGCCTGAGTACTTGTAAGTTTACAAGTAGATGGGTGGTGCGGTGCTGAAGTTGAAGCACACCGACACGGAGTCGAAAGACGAGGGATGTGAACGTAATGAATGCGATTGTCTGCGCAGACGTGATTCTGAGGATAACATCAATTGCAGGATTAACGCCCTGTCACTACCCACCACTCCTCAAATGATAAATTTCACTGGCACTTACAAATTAACCAGCGCGTACTCTATCATTTCCGTGCAAATCTTTCGGTTCTTATGTTGTGATTTAAAATGCGAGCACATAGCCTCTATACCTGTTGGTAAATGCACTATGCGTACTCCATACACCCTAAGTATTACTATAAACTCATCAGGGTTTACATCGATGCTGTCAATTCTTAAATCCGATTCTCTTAACTCCATAATCACTACCCAACATTCTTCAAAGGCACGCTTTCATCAATCAAAACCTTCTCCACGTCATCAATTGACCGGCAGATGAAGGTAGGCACACCAAGCTTCGCCTTAAGCTCCTTATGTAGGGCTGTCTGGTGCTTCTGCACCGGTCCAGTCTGAGACTTTAACTCTATCATGATACAGCTAAAGTTAGCGTAATAATCGGAGTGCCAAAATATCTGAATATCAGGCCAACCAGCTTTAACCCCCTTCTTTTTTAATTTAGCCTGCTTGATAACCCCAGCTACCCCGCCTTGTTGATTGCTATTTTCAACGGTAGTCCAGATAACACTCTCATGCAGTCTTAAATGTAGCAACTGGGCCACTGACTCATGGAGTTTGCTTTCAGTAGGATAGATCTTTTTCACTTTCATTAGCCACCTTTTTAATCCTTTGCGCATTTTCGCCTCATCGCTTTACTCAAATAAAAAGCCCCACGAGGAGGCTTTTTTTCTCCTCCCCCGAAAGGGAGGAATGTGCCAAATGGCAATCTATACTGTAATTATACCCCCTATTGCTGTTAAATGGAAGGAATGAATGTTAATTAATTTTAATCCTTTTCTCAATGAAACTTCCTGCCTTCCTCATAAGATTCTCGCTCGTCCATGCTGTTATGTATTATTAACTCACCATCAACAATCGGATCGCACCAGCATTCATTACCGCCGGTCTCATGCTCTCGTAAATCGTTTTTTGGGTAAATGTGGGTCTTATTCATCTTTCATAATTTAATCTTTTGCGCATTTCCGCCTCATCGTTTTACTCAAGGCTTCATGCGTCATGTTTATTTGCGTCCACTTATCATCATAATAACTGAATAACCTCTGCCATGACAGCGTCAATAGCACACCGACGACGATACTTAAAGCTGCTATTAAATAATATATCATGATTACCCCCAGTTATCCCTCGACATCCAGTAAATAGTCAAACTTCTCAACTCGCGTGTTTAAAACTGTCCGCAAACGCCTGGAATAATCTGCATTTTCAACACAACTTACTACATGCGCCGCTATTAGCAACTCGAGAAGGTCATCTTTATCGACAGTTATAGTTTCTCGTTCTTTGTTCCTGTTATTTATAGCTGGTTCTGACATGTCTGTATCTCCTGTAATATAAATTTAATCCCACTTATTACCCTGCGCCGTTGCTTTGGCGGGAAATCTTTTATCAAAGCCACCAATCCTAACAAGTCATCCGAAAAATTCAATACAGAATCGGATCTAATTATATTGATTAGCTTTTCTCGTTTAGACTCCGGGAAGTCTTTTACCAAAGCTAGTAACTCCAGCGAATCATCCGAAAAGTCAGATAGAAAACGCCCCTCAAAGACCTCACTAAAAGGCACTCCCAGATATTTACATATCTTATCTATCATAAATACGGTGGCTTGGGACTTTCCTCCTTCATAGTAGTATATCATGTTAGGATTGAGGCCCACGGCCTTTGCAAGGTCTTTAATACTAATACCCTTTCGCTCTCTAATAGCTTTAATTCTCTGGCCCATTTCCAGATCGAGAGTTGACTTAACCCCGGATTTCCCTTTTATCATAATAAATTCCACACAGTTAATTAATAATTATTTAATTATACATTAGCGTTAACTTAACTCAAGCATTTATTTCAATTTAATTTAAAATAGCTGTTGACATATTTTAATTTAATTGAGATAATGGGGTTACTGACAACTTAACTAAAATCCAATTAAAGGAGGATAACATGGATAACCAACCACAAGCATTAGACGATCTTTTAGAGGCCGCTTCAAAGCAACTTGACGAGCTGGCAACCCAGTTTCTAATAAAGAGTATGGAGGTGCTTGATGCCGTGGGATCTCTTCGCCATTATGAGGAATTTAGAATTAAGATCAACGAAGACGTAGGCGAGTTACGTTGGGAAGTGCAGGGCGGTCAGACTCTAAGTGCCTTGCGTTGGGAAATCGAAAATAGCAAAGGGGTTTAATCGTGTACAGTAAACAAGCAACACATTGTAGAAATGAGATACTGAGACTCGTTAATCAGTCAGACAGCGAGCTAGTTACTGTCGATAAAGACTTGTTAGTAAGGTATATTAAGGCGGAGGAGCAAGTAACAAAAGACGCAGAGACGCTTTTAGAAATTCAGGACGAACAATTCAGGAGGAAAAAATGTCAACCGAAAATACAGTAGAAAATATAGTAGACGATTATTACGCGAAGCTTATTAAGACAACAAAAGCTGTCGATGCATATGTCGAAGCGCTAAAAAGGGAAAAAGACGATGGGTAAATTATATTATGACGATCCGTTGGCTGCGGCTTATATGGCTAGGGCATTTGGGGTTAAGTATTTTGAGCCACCAGGTATACATTGCCATACAGATAAGATTGATATTCATTATCATGTTAATGATGAGCTTGGCAAGATTGACCCTTTAACTTTAAGCCCTACGTATAACGAATATGTAATCCACCCAGACAGCTATGATATTTTTCAGCCTAAGGCGGGGGATTATGTATTAATGGGGGAGTCACCTCATCTTATTGCTGAGATCGGAATAGACAGCATTACATGTCTCTTTAAAACCTTTGATGGTCTCAAGGGCGGGATGGGCTGCACAATGAGGAGCATTACTAGGATAATGCAACGAGGCAATAAAGAGTTTATCGCACCAATGAAGGAGAACGAAGATGATTAATGCAATGATTGAACTAAGTGATGTATGGATGGAATTAAGCCCCAAACAACGGATAGAAGTTCCTTGCGGGATACTTGCCGGGCTTGGCTTTGCTGGGGTCTTATGGGCTGTACTTGTAATATTGGCGGGGTAAATTATGAGTGATAAACCAACAAAGACACATTGGCTACAAAACCCTAACAAGAACTATCTAGGGCATTGGGATTTACCAGAAGGGCGCGACATAATATTAACTATTAAATCCGCTCAATGGGAAGAGGTTAAGAACCCTATTATAAACACCTCTGAGGCCAAAAGAGTTATTCGGTTTGAAGAGCCTGTAAAACCGTTTATATGCAATGAGACGAACTCTCAGTCAATCCTACGCTCTACTGGTACTAGTTACATGGAAGATTGCCACGGTATGAAGATAAAACTGTTTCTTTCTCAGGTTAAGGTTAAAGGGCAAAGCGTAGATTGCTTGCGTGTGAAAGAGCTTCCTCAAAGTGAGTTAGTTACTAAAACTATATCCGAAGAACAAGCAGCCGAGTTAATCGAGCTGGTTTATAGTTCGGGGCGTTCTCCTGATGAAATATGCGAACTTATGCAGATTGCCTCTCTAGCTGTACTACCTATTGCGAAGTTTACCGCGCTTATGAAGCGGCTGGAAGAACTAAAGGCGGAGAAAGAAAATGCAGATACTTGATTGCGAACAAGGCTCTGAGAAGTGGCTTCAGTTGAGGCGTGGTGTTGCAACGGCTAGTAATTTCTCTAAGATAGTTACTACTAAAGGGAAGATAAGCGAGCAGCTACGTGACTACGCCTTTCAGTTGGTAAGCGAAACTATAACCGACCTTCAAGACGAATCATATAAAAGTGCTGATATGCAGCGTGGTAATGATTTGGAGCCAGATGCTCGGAACGCCTACCAACAACACACCTTGTCACTTGTTAAGGAGGTGGGCTTTATGAAGAATGATTTTTACGGCTATTCTCCAGACGGGCTTGTTGGTGATGATGGTTTGGTTGAGTTTAAGTGTCCTAATCAAAAGACGCACACGAAGTATTTATATAACAACAAACTACCAACAGAATATGTAGCGCAAGTGCAAGGGGGGCTTTATGTATCGGGGCGTAAATGGTGTGATTTTGTTAGCTTCCATCCTAACTTTATTGCTGATAAGAAGCTGTTTCTTATTCGTGTGTACCGGGATGATGAATTTATTGAATGTCTGGCCAAAGGGTTGGAAAAACTAAACGCCTACCAAATTGATATATTAAAGCACTTATAACTTAACTCAAAAAGGAAGAATAACATGAAGGACTTAATCGTAATACAAGAACTAACACCAGCAATATTTGCAGATAAAGGCATAGATCCGATTCTTGCGGATATTAAGAAAAAGGCCGCAGATTTTAAATCTGACATCTCAACCGAGGAAGGCAGGAAAGAATTAAAATCTTTCGTTTATAAGATAAAACGCTCAAAAACCGCGCTTGATGACTTAGGGAAAGATCTTGTTTCTGAATGGAAGGCAAAGTCAAAACTGGTAGATGCTGAACGTAAACGCCTACGTGACGAACTTGATGCCTTGAGGGATGAGGTTAGAAAACCTCTCACCGATTGGGAGGACAAAGATGACGCACGTAAAGCCAACCACGGGGATAAAATAAACTATATTTTTGAGCACGGGAATGATTGTCTTGCACATTGGCACACCCTCAGTATTGAAACACTTAAGGAAGGATTAGTATACGTTGGCGACTTTAAGACGCGTGATTGGGAGGAGTTCCAAAGTAAGGCCATTAAAACCATCCTCGAGGCTGAGAAAAGGATCAATGAAGCCATGGAAAAACGCAATGCTTATGATGAGGAGCAAAAAGAATTAGAGAGATTAAGAAAGGAGGTTGAGGAACGTAAACAGAAAGAGCGTGAAGAAGAAATAAAAAGAGCCGCGATCCAAAAGGTTGAGGTAGAAAAGCTATGCCTTATTAGGGAGAAAGAGGAGGCCGAACGCAAAACGCAGGAGGCCGAGCAACGAGTCAAAGATGCGGAAATTGAGGCCGAACGTAAAGCAGAGGCGGATAAGATTGAGGCCGAACGTAAAACGCAGGAGGCCGTGGAGCTAGAGCGTAAACGTGTAGAAGCGATCGAAAAAACTAAACGTGAAGAGGTTGCTAAACGTGAAGCTGATGAGGAGCATAAAGGAAAGGTAATAGGGGCGGCTGTTCAAGACCTGGTTGATGCTGGTGTTGATTTTCAGCAAGCTGCAAAAGCAATTGAAGCTATCCGTATGCATAGAGTTAAATCTGTAAGCATTAATTTTTAATAACTCAAATTGAAAGGGGAGACCATGAAAAACGAAAAGACTAATTCGGATGCTAAACAGCTTGCTCTTGATATCAAAGCAAGAGAAATCGGTATGCATCTTATAGGCATGGAGGGCGAGGAGGTGCTGGCAATTATACACACATTAACAACCTCCGTATTGATAAATTCTCCAGATCGTGACTTAAAGCTGGCACGTAACAAACTTGATGTGATGAGTTTCAAGACGTTGGAGATATTGGAGAGGAGGGGCTGGGAATGAATAGATGGTTGAGAATATTCCAGAAAATAGAGTATGGGATAACATGGCTGATCTTTCCGAACGTCAGGAGAGCGGCAAAGAAAAAGAAGCAGTGGCAGAGTCGGAGGAGGGGAGATGACGGATAAAAAGCGATCAAACGCACAGAACCGTTACCGTTTTGGCGTAATTGTCAAAGCTTATCGGGATAAGATTAACGGGGAGATAACCAAGGCAAACGAGAAAACAAGGATTCAACTTCCCATGCTTTCAGTAAAGGACATTGATTTCTTTATCAAAGATAAAGCATGGAGGATGGTTGATAGGTTCTTAGTTGCTGGGGGTCTCCAAGTTACAAGAGTAGAACCCCTACGTTTTTCATCAACAAAAGAGTTTGAGGAAAAAATGGAGGAAGCTAGGGCATATGCTGCCATGAATTTGGGCTTAGAAATCCCCCTACCAAACGAAGCCGACTTGGAGGTTTACGAAGATAACTTAAATAGAGAGGGCTAAAATGGATATGAGAAACACACGACCAAAAAAACTAACCCAAGGAGGGGCTGCTGGTATTGTTGAATACCTCGCAAGTAGAGGCTATTCAGCCACTTTTAAAGAGGGGAAAGTCTGGATAAGTGGTTATTATGGCGAAGTGCTAATCATGCAAGGAGCAATTGAGTTTCTCATGCGTGAGGTTAAGCGCAAAGAGAGAGAGCTAGAAGACAAAGTACTTATGCTTGATCTTCCCAACAGCTAAAACGGTTGTGAGCACCAATTCAGCACGAGCCAATGGCATACCATCCTCCACTAGAAGCTTAAATAAAAGATGATCGGCCGGCTCACGAAAATCTACAGATAGAAGCCGCTCGTCAATAGCGTTACAGAAGAAGTCGTGTACGCATGAGCCGCGCATAAAATCCTCTGTGTCGATTGCGCCCGTCGCTCCGTCCCATGGAAAGCCTTGGTAAATGGTCAATATACCGTCTGTGTCCAAATAACTAAAATCCATCTTGAGAGCCTTGCTAGTGCGTGTTTTTATACAAAGCGGCTTAATTCCGGTTTTTACGCAAAATATCTCAAGTACTGAGTATTTCATACCCGGCTTCAATTTTTTGTATTTTATTTTCTTTTCTGGATTCACTGATAACCTCCTTTACATCAAAATTTGGACAGGTTTTATTGTCGTTGAATTCTCTATGTCCATGTATACTTATATCCAGGACGATATTTTGCAACATTGCATAAAGATTTCTCAGCATACGAAACTGCTCAGGTTTAAATTCATCAGCACCTATCAGGCAAACACCTATGCTGTCCTCGTTGTAACCCCTACAGTGGGCCCCTATTATAGGCACCGGACGGCCTGAGTACATCTGACCATTGCGATAGATAACATAATGGTAGCCAATATCTGACCATCCACGTTGCTTATGCCATTTGCGTATTTGCTCAACCGTTACATCCCGGTTGTTAGGTGTGGCGCTGCAATGCACGATTAATCTAGTTATTTTCCTCAACTCTTTGCTTCCAGTCTATCAATTTAGCTTGGGTAGCTTTTAAACCTTCGATATCGTCCCCGAACGCCTGAAACACCTTATGTTCCGCCTTAAACCCTTCGTGTTCCGTTTGCAGCACGGCAACTGCAATTACTAACCTCTCAGTATTCTTAACGCTTGCATGTATATCCAATAAAACTAAACCGGCAAAGAAAGCAACGGCTGACAACAAAACTTGAATAAGGAGTTTTTGGCTCATGGCATTACATACTCAAATACGGATTTAGCGGCAAGTATACCTATAATATAATTGAACATAAATAAAAAACATCCAACTATCACAATAAGGCACAACATTTTTATAAACATTTCTTTTGTAGCCCGCCACAATAATGTTGCCATTGAGATGTGGATAAAATAGCCGCAAAGTGTAAATAAATGATCGATGCCTAGATCCGTTAGAAAATGAGCGCCAACCAATGGGGCTATAAACGAGAAGCAAATTATGAATGCTAGGATGTATGTGACCATTAAGTTTTCAAAACCTTTCTTCTCTTAAATCTGCCTTTGTCTCTCTTGGGAGGGGGGGGCACCTTCGCGCCTAACGCTTTGCGCAGGGTATCTACCCCTTTTTTGGTACGTCTTGCCATTGTATCATACTCCTGTTAATATTTCAGTAACATTTTTCTTAAGAAACCACTACTAACGGGTCAACAAAGAACACGTTGCTCTTTCCGCTCTCTTTAGTCTTGCCATATCGTAAACGTAAATAACCCACACCCGCCGCCGCCGGTGCCACAGTTACCGCCAACGCAATCCAGTCAGTCGTGCCGTTAAAGTCTGCAACGGAGCTGGATTTTGTTATCAGTCGTGCGGTAGCTCCCGCATCACCCCAAGCCTCAAACTCAAGAACAAGCTCCGCTGCCGTCGGGTCTGCTGTCCAATTGGCTGTTGCATTTGACTTGACATACATAGTATACGTCTTAGATGACGTGCTTGCGTAGATACTGAGTTCAACAACCTGAACAAACCCTAATTCGTGCGCCGCTGTCATAGCCGCCGTGGGTGTCACTTTAATTGATGTATTATTTCCACCGGAACGCACAGTGCCAGTGTCCGACTCTAATATATATACAGCAGAAGTCATCACCCCATCTTCAAAACTTATATCTATTACTTTTGTACTTAAGCTTGTTTGACCAAAATCCTCATGCTTAAATAGCGTGTTTCCCGTTGCACTACTAATATTATAATCTGCGGTTCCTCCTGTAAAGCTGCAGTTCCTAAGCCTCGATGCCCCACTACTGTCATCACTGATATAAGCTCCGACAGCGTTTGTGCAGTCTATTATATCACCTGCACCAACGCTGGCCAATACTACACCACCGCTCGAATTAGCGTCTAACAGACAGTCCTTGGCAACCACCTGTATAGCTGTCGAAAGAGCCTCGTCTACACTTTCACTTCTACATTTCAGTAACAACCCTGAATTACCCGTCATCCTCAACCCGTCATTTGTTGAAGAAGAGCCGCCAGTTGTTACGCAATCCTTTATAATGCATCCAGAACTACCAGTAAGCACGAACGAACCGTCATTACTCCTAACGGTTATGCCCTGATATTTACTAAAACTAGCCTGTTGCAAAAAACCCGTAGTATAACTAGTAGTTCCCCATACAGGATTGGCCTGCATATTCGTTGTGGCTTTGCCACTACCTGCATTACCACCCTTGTAAGGCAAGTAAAGCGTTACCGTTACTGTCGATACAGTTTTTACCTCGTAAGAAAATTCTCTTTGGTCGTCATTAACCTCATAAATCCAGTCACCAGCAGCCAACACGCCAGAAATATCCGAACTATATGTAATAGTCTTACTACCGAATGCAATAGTTGCCGTAGCTGTCACAGATAGATCAACGTCATCACTAAAGGCGTTATCAAAATCAGCCTCAGCTGTTATCATATTAAGTAACGTTCCAGATTCATCTTGACTTACAACTGCATCGCTAGCCGAATAAATACCTGTCATGCCTCTACGAAGAATAGCTATATCGCCCACACTTCTTACCGTGTCCTCAAGATATTTTTTAAGAAACTGCCACGCATTACCAGTAGAAAGACCATCTGCTGCATCGCTGCCATTATCAGTATCAATATAATAAGTTGTACCAACCGGGTTACGGTCAACAGGGGGTGGTATAGGCAAATCGTCATCATCTTCAACATCAAGCACCTCATCGGTGCGCTTGTATTTATCTGGGGTTTCAGGGAATACCTTGCCTTGTTTGCGTAACGCCTTCCGTACGCGAGCTTCTTGCCAGCAAAGTTCTATAACAGACCTTTTGCGTACAATTCTGTTTTCTAATATTTCAATTTCTTCTGTGCGGTCATCGGCGCGGCTAACCACCCCGAAAGTTCCATCCTGATACTCTTTATACTCACTTGTCGAAGACGCTTGCGCTTTGGCTAAATCCCTATTGAGGGTATCGAGCCCCACGACAGCCATATCCTTAATTTCACGTAACTGCTCATCCCACTTGACATGCAGCCCAGATGATTCAATGGCTGTGTTCCAGTCGGCCATTGTAGCCGGCGTGTTATCTGCAATATCTTTCCAAGTCATTATAATCCTACATTCGAGTTATCAATTACATACGTAAATTCACCAAACACGCCTTGTATCTGATTTTGTGTGTTAGTTACTGTATTATCAAGCACCGCCTCAAATTCTCCGAACACACCTTGAACGGAGTTTGCTGTAAGTCCAGGCGTTGCGCCGCTCGGCAATGTTAAGTTTAAAAACTTTGACAAACTTCCTTTTGCAACACCTACAATCTTTGATAGGCTCCCGATTGCAACACCGTTGACTTTTGCTAGATCAACCATTTATACCTCCGCCCATGAACCACTTGGCAGGAAGTAAATAACATCAGCAGAAACAGCATAACCAATAACCCTTACAATATCAGCACTGCCCGATGGCGCCGTTTCGACAATTGCACCTGGCGTTGTCCCTACATACAGCTCCGCTCCTACCGTCCAGGCATAAGTATCATCACGTACAAAACTACCGGCCAGCGCTGTAATCATGGGGTTGGTGTCAGTCTGAGCCTCTACAGATATCCCCAGCATGCCTGTTGCCGTAGCTTCTGCGTCTGCGTCTGTAAGCAGCCATTTACCACCACTTCCAAGGTAACATAATTCACCAATTGCTATTGTAGCTCCGGCGGCAATAGTATTGGTTGTCAATCCTGTAGCAGTATGGTCTGCGTCTGGTGTGGCGTCGATTCTTAGCTCTTGAACGTCTGTCTGGTTTTTGCCGTTGCAATCTAAGACCCCGCCCAATTGCGGCGTCGTGTCTGTTACTATATTTGGAATTATATTAGCCGTACCATCAAAACTTACGCCGCCGATAGTTCGGGCTGTCTCCAATGCTGTGGCTGTATCCGCGTTCCCTGTTAACGCCCCTACAAACGCCGTTGAAGTTATAGAAGTGGCTCCAGTTACCACACCGGCATCAACATTAATAGTTCCATCTAAAACTATAGCCGATCCTCCGGCTGGTGTTAAATTTAATGCGCCAGTTGTTGCGGTAATCGTGTTGCCATTCGTGCTAATATTATCAACTGCCAATGCTCCGGTTATAGCGAGAGCCCCAGTGTTGCTATTATATGCAAGATTGGTGTTGGTTTTAGGCTGTAGATCGCCCGTAGCCGCTGTTACAAATGCTAAGAAACAAGTTGTATCCGTCGCCTCGTTAGCAGCTGTAATGGTATCGGGTACTATATTACTAGTACCGTCGAAACTTACTCCGCCAATTGTACGGACGGTTTCCAGTGCTGTTGCTGTGTCAGCGTTTCCAGTCAAGGCTCCGACAAATGCAGTCGAGGTAATAGATGTTGCGCCCGTAATAACCCCAGCATCTACGCTAATAGTGCCGTCCAGGACAATTGCCGAACCAGCCGCAGGGGTAATATTTACCGCTCCTGTACCAGCAGAAATTGTGTTGCCGTTTATGGTTAGGTTATCTACAGTCAAAGCACCAGTTATACCAAGTGCCCCGGTGCTACTATTGTATGTTAGGTTGGTAGTTGTTTTTGGTCCCAAATCTCCCGTAGCTGCTGTGAAAAAGCAAATAAAACAACTTGTGTCTGTCGCCTCATTCGCAACAGTTATTGTAGTCGGAACACCACCCGCCCCCAAGTCAGCTATCGCCTGGGCTGTGACTGTTTTTAGATTATCCGAGTCACTAACGTCCTGTAGCAAAACCTTATCTGTACCAGCAACCGTAACGGCAGTTATCGTTGCGCCGCTTAAAATCTCCTGTATTCCAGCCTCAGCCAAGGTATTATTTATCCATGCTGACCCGCTCCATTTGATTACTTCGCCGGTTGCAACTGTGGTAATTGTCACATCACCAATATCATTTAGCTCCGCAACGGAACCCGTGCCGATTAAATTTTGCCATGATCCATTTTCATAACCGCGAAATTTTTCTGTTGTGGACAGATAAAAAGTATCACCATTTACCCCGCTTGATGGGTCAGCTGTATGACTTCCTAAATTAATCCCGGCATTCGTGGCGTTCGGGTTGAATGTTTGTTTAAACTCACCATAAGTATTTATTTTATTATCCAGCACCATGTTAGTGGGATTCTGCTCAGAAAATGTGGCTATCTGCGCAGGGGTAGTTGACTTTGTTACACCCGCGGCGCTGGCATCGTCAGCAAATATTTTATCATCTGCTGCTAGTGCGACAATATCATCTTTGTTAGTTGCGGTATTTTCATCTGCCATAATTATTTCCTCATTTTTCCTTTAGGATAGATCTCCCCAGCCAATCCAGGTATTACTACCAATATTGACATATTTGGCGAACCCACATTGTACCGAGATATCAGAGCCGAGCGAATTTACGGTTACGCCTGTGGCTCCAACGACAGACACGGCGCTGGTTGTGTCCCTGAATACTTCAAACCCATCATGCTGCTCAAAGATATCTTTTGGGATTGTTATAATCGCAGCGGCGGTAACTCGTTGGAGTGATTCACCGTCTGCTACATCTAATGTTTTATTTCCCGTTACCAGCGTTACGTGCGTCATACTACCGTTACCACAAAATCATAAGTTACAATTAATATATCATCATCATTTGTGACGTTCTTGATCATCATTTTCACCTTATCTCCCTTGCTTAATTCTTTGATGGAAGAAAAACCGAAAGATTTTATATTATTATCCATGTCCATTGGTGCGCTGCCATCCTCGACAAAGCCAGAGCCGCTATCGATAAATAAAGCTGCCCTTATCTCCCTGGCAGAGGCACCCAAAGATTTTTTTACGGAAAAACTTACACTTATCCTAAATTCCTCTGTTTTATCTCCTGTGTATTCAAGCTCGTTTGTGTTGAATGAAAATCGCTCAAGATCTCCAACAGCTATTGTCCCATCAATATCGACATAAGTATCAACTTCAACAATCACCGTGTCAGTTGCATTGTCGCTAAAACCCATTGCGCCGAAAGCTACGTATCTGTCCGTATTGGCAAAAATAAGCCATTGATCATCAACCAGCTCAAATGCAACCGTCTGACCATCCTTATCTAATACAAAGGAAGTTTTTCCTTGTATAGTCGTGGAATCTCCAATATTCGGAATAGTTGTAACGTTATTCGTGCCGGCATTTCCCTGATCAATAATCCATACTTTCTTGCCGTTTAATACATTACCTGCCAAGCTGGAGGGTAATTCGATTTCAACAGTATTAGAGGTGGTGTCAACTCCCACATATTCTATTAAAAGATCAATCTCCCGATCTTCTGTATAAGTTTCCTGTATGCGATCTTGCGCCCATCGAAAGTAAAAATCACTTTGTACTTTTGCCATTTATACCTCCACTAGAATTTTAGCATCTGTCGCAGTTATATTTGTTGCCTTGCTTGTGTTTCTCATACCCAGAGTTACAGTAGTGCCCGTCTCGAAAAATATATTCTCTTGCGGAAAAATTGGCGGTGCTGTTGGAGTTTGAAAAACATCTGATAATATCATTCTGACTGTTGAGGCTGCAACCTCATTATCATCTTTAAGAATTGAAACATCTATAACATCCGTTTCGATTCCCGGCTCCAGTTTTAACGCAACTTGGACAGCTACTTTTTTTGTTGTAGGCTCAAGCCCTATGTAAGTTAAAACTCCATTGCTTTCAGTAAACCTTTCCGCGTTACCAGCAACATAGCTTCCGGCAGGTTTTATAAATGTAGAGGTATCGGATAATACAGTCGGCGTTGTGCCCGCTGTAAATCCAGCAGATGCCAATGTATTACTGTCAGCAACATTTACATTGTTAAACGACTTTACATGAATATCTGTCTGGTCCAAGCCAGCAGGGTCAAACCAATCACCGCCGCCGGAAGTGTTGAAGTTAGAATTCCTGATTTGTATACCTGTAGTAATTGATATACCCGAATCAATATTAAATACCGAATCGCCACTTGCCGGATTTGCAGCCAATGTATCGAAAAATGCATCATTGATTGAGCCGTTGATTCTTAAATGATCGCCACCTTGGAAGGCGAAATTCTGCTCTGCCATTTGGATGATTGCCATATTATTAAGAATAAATCCATCTTTGTTAAGAATCCACCCAACATTTTCCGATGCAAAGTTAATACCATCCAACGTGCCCAGTGCGCCGAAATTCTGGACGCGGTTTTGAAGGAAGAACAAGATAGGAACAACACCAGTACCAGCAGAAAGATCAAAACAACGCCCCCCGCCAGTAAGTGACACTATATTCACATCCCTAATATCTACACGTGCTATATTACCAATAAATAATGGGGTAGTTCCTGTTAACTCAGTTTCAATTGTATTAGCAAGAATATTCAGACTTGAAAACTGCACAGAGCCGTTATCTGGCACCTTTAATTGGAACTCTCCATGGTTCACCGTTTTGGTATATATGTAGTGCTTGCCATTTTCCAAATTAATGACGTTGCCAGTTCTATCCCTAAAGATGTTTAGAGAATTAACGTATACAATGTCAAAATCATCAAGATTTCTCTCAACTGTCGAAAAATGATCAATGTTTCCCATTTAAAACCTCATCCATTCAGTTGTGCCAGCTTTGAGTATTACAGAATTATATTGGGCGGATATAGCTCTGGATGCCTGACCACCAATGGTATCAGACCCATTTCCAACATAAGTAACCGTATTTGCTGAACTATCCCTTTTAGTTATCAAAACTGTACGACCCTGAACCCTCGGGTAAAGGTTGATTATAATATTTCCACCAGTTGCATCAGCTTCGATAATTGTTTCTTTTGTCGTGTATGGCACTCTGAAAGGGGACAGCGCAAAGGTTATCCTTATGATATCCGGCTCGGTATTAGTGAGCCGGTTAGCATCAATGGGATTTATACCCTCAAGCGGAACCCCAGCCTCATCTGTTAAAAAAGCACCAGCTTCGTCCTCTAAAAATGTACTTTCGCCAGTGCCACCAAAACCCGGTGGGAGCACGCCCATGTAGACTAGGTTAGCGTTCCAGTTAGAGGGCTTTACAAGGCTCTTGTCCGACCCGTCTAATTTCTCGGATACAAATACATGATTAATCGTTAGGTCAGCCATGTGTTATTTATTCTTCTTCTTAACTTTTACCCGCTCTGTTGCTATCAAAGCCTCTTTTCCAGCCAGCCAACCATCATCAATACCTAGGATTGCCTCACGTAACCGGCGTACAGTTATAGTCTTTTCAACCCTTTCAATTTCCTCCAAAGCATTTTTAGAATCCCGGCCCTCTGCATCCACTGTTACCGACATTGCAGCAGGATCAGCAACCAAATGGCTTATATGCACACCAGGATCAACCACGTAAAAAGCATCAGGCGCGGCCCTTCCTCCGACCATATCAAGCAGCTCACTCACCAACTTTATTGCATCAGCTTCGTTATCCCGATAAGCCGCCCGAGTTATTCGATAGTCTTTATCCCAACCAGCTACGATAAGAAATGACATATTTATTCTCCTTTATATTCCATATAATCTAAAAGTTCCCACGGTCATAGTGCCCGTATTTAACGCAAACTTAATAGCGTCAACCGCAGTTGTGCCGTCTGAGACAGCGTAAAAATCCCCGCCTGTCGTATCGTCATTATCCGATATGTAAGTACAATTTCCAGTTACTAAATGCCTCTGAGTGCCCGATGGGTCGTGTATCTCAATCTCAGCATGAAACTTAGGATTGCCGGTATTTATATTAGTGCCAGCCGTAACGCTGATTAGACTAGCCCCAGTTGCTATTTGCGCATCATAAGTATTCGCCGCATCGTCAAGCTTTTGCGCATGGACATCGTAATCGGTTAAATACGTTGATCCTGTATCGGTGCTAACCGTCAATTGCAGATCAGTTGCAACCGAAACTTGCAAACCATCAATAACAACCAAATAGCGTTTATATGCGCTATTAATAGCCTCATCAAATACGATTGTTGAACTTGCGCTGGCCGTCTTTTTGGATAACAATATCCCCGGTGTGCCGCTCGCTCTATTTAAAGCAAGGTAATTTGTCCCATCGCTGACTATTTTAACGCTCTTGTTTGTCGGTAATCTGTATAGTGACCTGCCGCCTATCGTGGAAGTAGTCGGCGTTATCGTGGATAATTCTGCACCTAAACTTACAGCTTCATAATACCAGCCATTTTCAAACGTGGCCGCCGCAGCTTTTGGAAGGGTTCCAGCAACATCTGCCGCATTATTATGAGTTACAACCTTTGCTCTATCGTTATCCAGTGTAGTATAAGAAGTTCCAGTTTGAGCGTTAATAAGGTGCTCAGTTTCTACAGTATTATTCAAACCGCCGGAAAAAGAGGTGGTGGCAACCACCGTTAACTCATCCCAATCTTTTATAGTAACGTCATCAGCATCTGTATAAATAACCCTGTAATCACCCGCCGCCGTAAATAGATCAGGAAATATTCCATTTGAAGCCGCAATAACTGGGTTAGTATTTGGAACCGTCAAAGCCTTATCAGAAAATGTTTTCAGACGCGTAGTTGTCGCCCCAGCTTCATAAATATTCAGTTTCGCACCACTAATGGGCGAGCCGTTTTGATCTATAGCTGCAAATGATTGGGTTAATAATCTTAATGTCATACTATATCCCGAATAGTCTAAAAGTTCCCACCGTAAACGTGCCAGCACTTGGAGCAAATTTAATCGCATCAATTGCTGAACTGGTTGTAGGCTGCGCCCACCATCTACCGCCCGCGGCATCGTTGGAGGTTTTTAGATAACTAAAATGCCCCGATACCAATCTGTTTTGTGTAGCTCCTCCGGGGTCGTTTAATATAACCTGTCCGTGACATTGAGGACTTCCAGGTACAGCCGCTGTAGCAGTTGCACTTATTTGAGCCGCTGCAGTTGCCACAGTTGCGCTATAAGAAGCCGAGGCATTACCTAATGTTTGTAGGTGAAAATCATAACTTGTTAAATATGTGGAGCCGCCATCAATACTGGTTGTAAGGTAAACAATCGCCGCCTCTGAAAGCCGCAATCCGTCAATTAAAACCAGATATCGGCTGTACGTGTTATCAATGAAGTTATCAAAAACAATTGTACTAGAGGTACTTGCCGTCTTCGTATCCAAAAGAACGCCCGGACCAGTACCCGATCTGTACAGCGTCTTGTAATTAGTTCCGTCACTGACAATCTTGACACTTTCATTTGTCCCCACGGTATAAGTAGAAGCCCCGCCTATTGTCGAAATAGTGGGTGTTATGGTAACAAGGCCTACCCCCAGGTTCGTTGTTTCATAATACCAGCCATTTTCAAACGTGCTGGAATTAGCTTGATCCAATGTCACCGCAATAGCTGAAGCATTGGTATGGGTTACAATTTTCCCCCTATCGCCATCAAGTACGGTATACGTCGTGCCAGTTTCAGCCTTTACCAAGTGCTCAGTCTCACCATTGGAGTTAACGCCGCCGGAAAAGGAGGCCGCCGTGGGTATCTCTATATTATCCCATAGGTCAATCTGTACATCACTTGCGTCCGTATAATTCACTTTGTAGTCATCAGCCGCAACAAACATGTCAGGAAATATCCCGGTATCATTGCCCGTTAGGCTAGCTATCACAGGGTTAGCATTGGCAGAGGATAAAGCAGAGTCGGAAAATGTGTTTATCGGAGTGGTCGTACCAGCCTCGAATACATTTAGCTTTGCTCCTGCTATGGGAACGCCGTTTGAGTCTACTGCCCTGAATGAGGGATCTATCAGTCTGGCTACCATTGTTTACTCCATAAAAAAAGCCCCCGAAGGAGCTTGTTGGTTTTATTGTTGACATTTGTGTACAAGTGATGCACAATGAAGTTATTGTACACAATTATTAATAGGTATTTATCATGACTAGTGAAGAAAGAATATTAACAACAGAAGAGGTATTAGTGCGCTGCATCTTGAATAAAGAAGAAATAAAACACCTTCTGGCTTTGCACTCGCTTTTATTGCAAAGCTTTGAAGGAGCTATATTCGGCAACTTTCAAGTAGATGGTGGACGTAAAGCCTTATCCAAAATCCTCGACGAAGTAGCCGTGATGTTTTTAGGAGAAGAAAAGCTCGACACCTCTAAGGGTAATAAATCATGACCGTAACTATAACAGTCCGAACCAGCAAAGAAATAAAAGAAGAACTGCAACTACTCGCGGATAAAGAGACCCGCTCATTGTCTTATATTGCCGACCGAATTCTTATGAACCATTTCAAAAAAACACCCATTTTTATTTTAAAAACTTGAGGTTTATTATGTCTAAAGATAAAAAAGAGCCCTTAGATAAGATACTAAAAGTATTAAATGTAATCGCTATTCTATTATTGCTTATTACAATAACGTTAATGCGTCATTTATTTTAAGCCTCCGGTTCGCTCTGTTTTATTACAGCATCCTTAATCTTTTGAGCTTGCCTCTTAGGTAGTCTCTTTAATTCTTTTGGATTGCCACCCTTCTGCAATACCTTTAAAACTTGCTCTGCCTTACCTCTGGCCATGTATTTTTGTAGCTGCCTTACGGCGGTTCCTGCCGCAATTATCGGAGTTCCCCCAAAGTATCCACCCAAAAGCGGGGCAACCGTATTGCCAGGGGTTAAGGAGGTTCCTAAGTCAATGCCGAACTTACCACCCATTTTCAGTAACTTTTCCGCCGTTGTTGCACTTGCTGCCATCCTGAGAAAGCTCTTTTCCTCCGCTGAAAAGCCCCGTAGATTTTTATCTTTATTGACGAATCTTTTTAGCCCTGCTTTTATGCGGTTAGGGTCTCCGTCAGCCTGTTTTAAGATATCTGCAATTTTATCAAGCTTAAATCCTTTATGCGCCGCAGCTCTTCCCAGATGTAATTGAGTTACGGCCTCCTCAGTGCCTTCTACCAAGTCTTTACCTGTCAATCTTTTCTCAAAAGCGTTCATAACTCTAACTGCAGCACGCGCCATTCCTGCATCTTCTCCACCTTCCAAACCAGGTTTAATACGAGAAAGAAGCCGCCTTTGCTGGTCTAACGTTTCTAGTGTTAACGTCCCCTCCGCCGCTGAATTTTTTAGATCCTCCACAACTGCCATAGTTTTACCATGCAAGGCTTTGTTTAATATGCCTCTCTTAGCCATCTGGCTATCGATACCCTTAAATAACTTCTGTGTTTTCTCAGGATTTATATTTGCCCCTTCTTTTTTCATTGCAGTGTAATGTTGGTTTGCGCTCCTTCGCAAAGCAGAAACAGCATCCTCCGTCTCTGCTATTGTAGCAGCTCTTACCCCGGAAACCACGGTTTTTACGCCTTTAACTGGATACATAGCAACATCTTTACCAACCTCTGCCGCTGCCTTTACTCCCACCTCACCTACCTTTTTCGTCACTCCCGCCGCACTAACCCCTTTAACCGGAGTAAAGAAAGCACCAATATTGACCACTCCCTCAAGGTTCCTTGCTGCTCTTGGGTTTTCCGTCTTAAACCCCCCCCAAGCCTCCGCGCCTAATCTTAATGCCTGTATCCCGGCTTTTCCTATATCACTTTCTAATATATCCGTGCCTAATTCTCCTATTGTTTCTTGCGCCCCTTTTGGTAAAGCTTCATAACCTGTGCCCACAGCCGACGAGATAGTTTGTCCTATTACGTCACCGAGCGCCCCCAGCTCTGTGCCAAGAGTTTGCACCGCGGTCTCTTGAGGGAGTTGACGGCCCGCCGCAGCGGCTATGTCCGCCAGATTTGCTCCGCGCTGCCTCATTTGCTCTTGAATTTTTCCAAAAAACCCAACCTCTTGGGGTGCTGGCTGCCCTATAGGCGCGTTCAATTGCGCCAATAAATTAGGGTTAGTCACCTCAGCACCACCAACTGGGGCTGGTGCTCCAGCATTTAACTGGGCCAATAAATTAGGATCAGTTACTTCTTTCATTGCTCAAACCATTTTCCATCACGTTGTATGTAAGTTTTTCCGCCTATTTCTTTACGCGCTGTTTCCCCTACCCGCCCCTTAGATGGTTGCTCGACAAGCCCCATTTCTACTGACACCTGCCGAGGGTCGCCGCCAGCTCTTGTTGGTATATCTACAGCTTGCCCTGTTTGTCTGCCGAGAGATTCCAGTTTGCCTATTTTTGCAGCAATAAACGACCTTAAAACGGCGTCCTTCTCTTCTGGGGATTTATCCGGATCACCGAGGGTAATCTTAAGAGATCTACCCTCATTCTCTGTGAATTGAGCCCCAAACGTTTCTTTAAGCAAGGGTAATATTTCATTATCAATAGTCGAAATGTAATCAACTCTAGCAACCGCACCACCTCCCACTGGTAATTTTAATTGCCGCCTTGTAGCGTCCGCTATAACGCCAGCTTTTGTGTAGGTGGCCTTTTTACCTAATGCGCTGAGTTTATCGGCCACCTCTAATAATCTTGGGAAACTAGCAATACGAGCGTCAAGTTCAGCTACCGCAATACCCTTTTCCTTCCCGACTTGTTTAGCAATCTCAATGGATTCTTTTACAGAAGGCTCGAGTTTCAATCTAGCTTCAAGCTCCCCTGTCGTTTTGCCTTTTTGCTGGCCTTTTGCGATAGCTCCCTTGGCTCCAGCAAAGCCAGTAATGGGCGCGGCCACATCGTCCTCAACTGTTATACCTTGGCCGTACAATCGCTCTTCCTGAGTTGCACGCTTAGATGCTATATAATCTTTCTTTCCTTGGGGCGATAAGCTAGCAAAATATTTCGCATTTATTATATCCGAGGTTCCTTCTGCCTTGCTTTTTGCGCCCACAACATCCTCAAAATCTCGCCCAGCTCTAACCAGCCCCTGCATTTCAACAAGGTCATCCTCGCCAAACTGGCCTATTTCTTCTTCTGCCTCCGGTGGTAAAAATCCCTCTTGTATTCCACGGCGGATAAAATCGTCATGCATTTGAGGCTGCCTGTCTGCCGGAGCTTGCAGTATATCGTAAGCACCACGTGCCATATATTCTTTTTGCCTGGCCTCCTGATCCTGCCCCCGCTCAATATTAGTTCCCAGCGCAGATTGTGCCGAAGATATATCCCCCATGGATACGCCGCCCAAAGCCGCTTTTCCTTCCCGACCACCGAGATATTCCCCCAGTGCCGCTTGCTGTTTGCCTTGCTGCTGTTGCTCCAAAGCTGCGCCTTGCATTTTCTGCCTGGCTATACGTTCATCTAAAACCCCACGCCGTAATCCTTGACCCGCTTGCATTCCACCCACTAAGGCCGCGCCATAATTGGGAGAATCTAGATATTGTGATACGTTAAATCCTTTTGACATTATGCGAAACCCCGATTAAATGATGATGCTGATCTGAGTGCAGCCCCTTGTTGTGGTGATTGCTGCCATGGTAAAGCTGCCCCGGGAGCTCCCATTTGAATATTTGATTGATTTGTATATGGTAGCTTGTTAACCGCCGTGGGTAATGCCGACCGTCCGAACGTCTGCGCGCCGCCACCGCCTCCAGCTAAAGCACTGCCCATTTTCGCCCCAGCCGCCGCACCCATCGGGCCAGCAAAACTACCCAAAGCTGTGCCCGCCATTGTAGCTACCCCCTGCCCGATTGCGCTTAATTGGTTAGCTTTTCCTATCATACCACCCGCGTAAGTCTGCCCCCTGCCTTCGGTTATATTTGCTTGCGTTTTGGCGGTATTCATACCAAGCCTGGCCGCCGCATCTGCTGCATTTAAACCTTGACCTATTAAATTCTGATACTGATCTGATACGCCCATTTGCGCCGCAATCTGCCTATAATCCTGATCCAGTAAGTTAATACCCGCGTTAACCTGTCCTTGCCCGGCACCAAGTGCCGCCTGCCTTCCACCCATTTGCGTATTAACTGCGCCTAATTGGTTATATAATCTACTCAGATATCTATCATATTCATTTGTGCCATAATCTTGTCCATACTGCTCTAACGCTTTACCCGTTTGTCCTGAGAATAACCCGCCACTTGCAGCCGCGCTTTGCTCTACTGCTTTTAATCCCTCAGCTCTACGGAATTCGTAGCCAGGTGTTTGTTTATATGCGTCATAATCTCCAGATGTTATTTGCTCTAGAATTGGATCTTGCTGCCGTGCAAGGTCATACATTTCATCAGCTTGCGGCTGTAATGCTGCTTGTTGTCCGCGTAACTCCTCAATCCTTGGATCAAGCGCGCTTATCCTATCGCTTACACCGCCAAGAGCCGCTTGCTGTCCGCCAAGTGCGGCCTCGCCAGCTTGACGATATGGATCGTAATATGCACCATATCTTTCTTGCTCTTCGCCCAGTTTTTCACCGGCTTGCCTTGCTGCCTCAGCCGCTACGTGTGCCGCTCTCTTTGAAGAACCTCCGCCAAAAATACCCATGTTACCTCACTGGAAATAATTTTATAAATAAACCCTGCTGAATAATGTCATCATTTGCCGTTGCCTCACCTGTGCATTTAATCGTAAGTGCAGTGGAAAAGTCTTCAGTTCCCGATACATAATCAACCGTTTGCGTCACCAGCACCGTATCGCCGCTGAATGACGTAATACATTTTTGTGTTGCCGCGCCTGTTCGGATAATTCGAGCATGTAACGCCCAATCTAACCCATTTGAAGCTACTGCACCTGTGCTGAATAATTCAGTAGAACCCAGAAGCAACTTGATAGTTTTGTTATTTGCATTGGCTGCCTGCGTTCCAAAGGCCATAATCTCCAACGTATCGCCGGCATTTAGTAAAGTGTTTTTCTCCAACGCAAACGTAATTAAATCATCCGCACCAGACCCAACATTGCCAACCGACGTGGTATTAGTTGCTAACCGACCACCCAAAGAATAAGAAGACTGTAAGCCTATTTTATCAGCAACAGAATTAAAGAATCTAAACCATGGACGGCTAAAATTTTCATCAGATAGGACGCTCTCCCTAGAGTGGGGAATTCCTTCTTTTGTCATGAATCAGGCTCGTTTATATATGCCGCAGTTACAATCACTTTCACCGGATCGGTTACAATCACCTCGTAAACGCGCTGCCTCGCGTAGCCCAAACGTCTCCATACTGTTCTTTTTAGATAGTCCCCAATCTTTCCCATTTTGCGATTCTTCCCGCCTTTGAAGGTTCTCGCCCCGTCATCTGAATATTGCATAACCGCGACAGGATCAACCCCCTGCCCTGTGGCGGTTCCTTGCCCCGAATCGAAATCAATAGCAAAACTACTATGATGCATACGGTTATTATTGTTATAAACTGGGGGAAATCTCATAATCCGTTGGATGGTTACACCATTATCCGTAAAGGTTTCTAGATCTAGCTCGTAGATTGTGCCGGTTTCAAAATCACCGACTAAGTTTTTATCATAAATAAATGCGTGAGAACTTGCCCTCCAGCGTCCTTCTTCAAACGATTGCCTTTGATGCCATTTTTGCGTTGCTATATCATACACCCATGTTTCTAGTTCCGTAGGGAATGTTAAAACATAGAACTTATGACCATCTTGAGTGTATACAAATGCTTCTGCGTCATCAATCGTAGTATAAGCCTGTAATGACGCTTCAATAGCATGCGTGGATATTCTTTCAGGTGTGTATCCTTTTGCCCGGTATACCGTCCTATCCTCACCAAGCCAGAAGATTGTATTGTCTTCTTGAGCTACCGAACGCTTCGCCCCGCAGCCTCTTTGTATTGAGGAGCTACGCCTTGCCTTGAATGGAAAGCCAGTTGCCACGCCGTCCCATATCTCAATTGTTTTCTCGCCGAATAGCCATAATTCCTCAGCAAAGGCAAAACCTCTCACTAATAAATCAGGCTTTCCCTCAGCACTTGCAATATCTAACGCATCATATGCAGTCAAATCATTCAATGCCGAAATAACAAACTGCGTTGTGCCTGTCTTGGTAAAGATTCCGAAAAAATTCAGCACAGTAACAGATGTAACACTCGGGAAGTCAGGGTCTATAATCTGCGCCAATGTTGAGGCAGTTGCGTTATAAGATGCCCCATCCTCCTTAACAATATTAACATGCGTACCATTATCTGCCATGATAACCACATCGCTAACCGTGCCGATTGCACCTAAATCATTTGCACCACCGGCAGAATCTACCGTGAAAACATTATCACCAGATACTACATATAGCAATCCTGCAAGGGTATGTAACCCCCAAATAGGACCATCCCCCACATTGGCAAATGGCGGCAATCCAGGTGTTGAGTATAATCCTTCCTCCGTTTTGGTCTCAGGTGGAGCAGGTTCCCAGTATAAATTCACCAAGCCCTGAGATGATTGCGGTTTACTGCGCAGCTCATAGGTGTGCGTAGGTAGTGGTATCCTCATTCCCAGCCCTCAACGTCTTCGTCTGAAGGCATAAAGTTAATGGTCGTGTTTTCAACGTCGAAGTTTTCCACCTCCTCCAGATATTCCCTAGCCTTAGCTTCTAACTTCTCATAAAGCAGAGAAGCCGTAGTCATTATCTGATAATCGAAAGCCATATCAATAGATAGATTCCATATAATAGCTCTCAGCCATTCTTGCGGAAAATCCAGATTATCAGTGGCGTTATCCAAATCCTCAAGCTGCCGTTGCGCAGAAAAAAGCAGCCTATCTTTTACTGTATCTGCCGTAGGCCATGTAAATATTACACCATTGTCTAACTGTGGATCATAATAATATTGAGTAGCCTTTCCTTGCGATGTCTTTGTTGGCAATGCCTTATAGCTACTACGTGACAATGCAACAGTAGGTATCTCGTTGCCATCGTTAATTTTTAGGCGACCGTCATATATCCGTAGTGGCCTCTGGGCTATCGAGGTATAATTATATACATGATTATCTATAGCTGCCGCAGCCGTTAAAACAGCCGTCAACGTGACAACATTAGCAACAGGAACCCCGTTAACCGTGGTCCATTGCAAAGTTCCATCATCAAGCTCTATTCCTATCACATCGCCATTAGTTATATTGGCATCAGAATCCACCGCGACAGTAGACGCTCCAAGCAATGCAGCTGTTGCTACTTCAGTTTTAAAAGCATTAAATGTAGCTTCATCTCCAGTTGGCCCGATATTGTAAGATTGCTTGCCGACCTCAAGGAATACCGTCAGTTCTTCATAACGCCAAAGGTCAATACCCCGAGCAGGCCACGCTTTAACCAATAGGTTAAGATCTTCCAAACCATCTTTCATTTGTTCAGCAGACGGCTCCTCCCCCTCTGCCAGAATACCCAGCTTACGCAGGCCAGCCTTTATTACATCACCCGCTGTACGGGTGTAGTTGAATGAGCCGGACGTAGCCATTAATAACCACCCCTCTTAACAGCTTTTTTCTTAGCAGGATTCTTCTTCACCTTCTTCCCCATTGCAATTTTCTTCTGCAAACGTGTACCACCAGTTGGGGTGCTACCTTTTCCATATATTCCTTTAGGCATAGTAATTCTCCTTATGTTTCAAATTTATCCGGCAATTCAGGGCGTGGATCCGGGACACGCTGGTTATCTTCATATAACCGCAGTTTATCTTGAGGGTGGCGAGCCTCCCAGTATTTGCGATGAACGCGTAGGCCGTTCCATTCTTTACGAGTTTCTTCGACTTTGCATTTTATCCCACTTCTGTCACAAATAACATTGTGTGACCCCCGCCTTAAATAATTTGCACCCATTTAAAACTTCTTCCGCCATTTGGTGACAAAATTATAACTATCACCTGCTGTATGGCCTGTTGTTGTAGCCAATATATCACCAGTACCACCTGTGCCGGTATCGTGCTTCCCGCCAACTTTGTCATAGTCTATGATAACATCGCCGGAAAATTCACCGATTACTACATCAGAAGTATGGTCCCATAATAGGGTGGTAATCATTCCTATTGAGTTGCCATCAATCGAAATCAAAGATAATCTGGTGGGCGTTCTACCATCGGAAGTCAGAGTGCTGATATCTATCTTCGAGACCGCAGCCTCTCCTGTTCCGTCAGAGTTATTTGTAAACTGGTAATAAACGTGTTTTGCGCCTTCAAACAATTTTGTAACTGTAACTGCATCGGCCATTTTAATTCTCCATATTAAAAAAGGGAGGCCGAAACCCCCCTAGTTATTAGTCATCTGCCGAAGCAGCGCCGATAATACCACCTGTAGCAGCACCAGAAATATCTTCATTGTAATAGTTCTCGAACAGCAAGCAGGTATCCGCCACAACTGAAGCGGCCTTAGTTGCCAAGTTACATACAATATAGTTATCAGCAATAATTCCAGTCGTACCAGTAAGTAGCTCGATTCCTGGCTGTGCGTTAAGGTTACCACCTACGCCATTAACCAAGATATTGCCACGAATTAGGATCTGAGTTGATAGCGTAGTATCACCCACGATATTTGCAGTTCCATAATCTCCACGGATAACGTTATTCCGGATAGTAAGCTTATCAGTATCCGCATCAGCAATAATAGCCGCTGTAGCTCCACCTATGCCCTGATCAATCGTACAATTCTCGATTAAAGAATCCGTTGAGCCATTCTCAAAGCTGATAGTATGTAGGAATTCGTCTGTACCAGCAAGATCAACACCAAACGTACAATTTCTTATTGTCACGTTATTTACAGCCGCTTCCACATTAACCCCTTTCAGGACAGCGGTAACAGACGCGTTGATGATGATATTCTCAATCGTTACATTATTAGCACCTATGGTGATTTCACCAGCAGCGTTATCCATTGTAAACGTAGCACGATTTGTTCCATTACCAAGCCCGATAACCGAAATCCCAACCACATCAAGATCAACAGCATCCGCCGCACTTAATGTTTCGGCATGTCCTGGCATCACCATAATGACATCACCACGGGATGCAGTGCATCGGCCTACTGCAAAATCAAGATTTTCAAATGGACTCAGGTATGTTCCTTTGTTTCCATCAGATCCACCTCTTCCTTTTTTAGGAAGGACGGTTGAATTATTTAACCAAAAAACCTCACCTGGATGTGTTTGTAAAATAGGGACACCAGAAATTTCTACGCTGTTGAACCTTTGTGAGTAGCTTGAGTTTGTCATTTATTAGTCCTCCTATGAACTCGTTTAGAGCCGTTATGGAAAGGTTGCCCCCTCATAGTTCGGCAGTTAAGGGCAGGGATAAATATCCCCACCCCATAAATATTAATTAAGCACCAGGTGAGCCGTAAACCGCACGCCAGTCATCCCAAAGAAACACCTCTCTAAAGAAGATTTTATACTTCTCATTATCCGTATCAAAATCGTTATCCTTAGAAAACTCCAAAGCCTGACGTTTCTGATAGATAAGCCCATTTGCAGCCGATCCAGTAGCTCTCATAAAGAAAGCGTCCGCATCAGTTAAGAATGGATTGGTTACATAACCTTTCGGGAAAATGCTCATATTCCGTACTGCGTTAACATCGTTATTCGCAGTATCGACACGCAATTGAGATTTAAGTAAACGCTCAAATTCAAATACGTTATCAGGAGCACCGAACAAAAGGTCTGCCTGTAGTGAGATTTGGTTACCCGCATCATCTTGAGCCTTACGGATTTGGATACTTAAATCCTCCACAGCAGCCTCAGAGAAGTCAGCAGATACAGCCAGCTCATTGGATTGATCCCCTGAACCAGTCGGGTGGTCAGTAGCAAGAAGCGCCTTGCCGTCACCACCTACCGCAGAGGTAAATCCATTGTTAAACACGTTAGCTGCCAGCACCTCAGTAGTTTGATAAGCTGCCAAACCAAGCGCGTAAATACCACGCTTCATTGTGTCAAAATAACGGAAGTCATCCCTTGCTTCACGTGAGATAATAAATCCTTTAGCATATGATACGTTAGTTAGCTTGGTCGTGTAACCTTGCGTAACATCATCATACACAACACCATCACCCTCATCTTTGGCAGGGGCTTTGTCCATATTATTAACTTGGACGTAGTCTTCATAGTTTTTATCAGAACTAACCGTATTATAAATCTCTTCACAATATTTCGGTAGTTTCTCATAATTACCCCAGTATTTCTTAACACCGGGACGGGTAGCTTGAGGTATAGTACCTCTGATTATAACACCAGCCATAATTATTCTCCTTTCCTAAATACCTATAACGTTATCAGTTTCGGTATGTTGATTGATTTTAACTTCCCACACTGCAAAATCGGCAAGCTCGTTGTCGACAACGTCATGCAAGCGCAAGATAGTTAATTGATTACTAGCATCAGCTGCAGGTGCATCAGTCGTGCCGCCGTCAATCTCAACACCAGATTGACCGGTAGAAGTATTGCCAGCTGTGGTAAAGATAAGCACTGCGTTTAAGCCAATAGTAGTAGCATCTAATGCACCACCACCATCATCTTGCATTAAGAAAACAAGATCAGGATCATCAGCAACCCAAGCAATTCTTTCAGTACTTGCTGGATTAAACTGTTTGTCCAAGTTATTGCTGTCCACGCCAAAACCGATAATTACACCAGTTATTGCAGAGCCGTCACCAGCCGCCGACTTATTTATTTCCGGCATTGTACCGGCAGCTTTCCCCTCGAATGCAGCAGTATTTGAAGTTCCTGTTTTAATAACAGGGTCACCAACAAATAAAGCCGTTCCGTATCCAGAGGCTATGTAGTAAGGGCGAGCCGAACCGTTGTAGGGCGCACCGTTCTTATGCTTAATTGGCGCAAGGCCAAATGGAGCATCTTTATTAGCCATAATATGACTCCTTTGATTTAAATTTTAAATTATGTGATTTTTATTCCACCGGTGGGGTCGTACATAGCAACACCTGCAGCCGCCGCAGCCGCCGCGCCTCCGTGTTTTCCACCAGCGTATTTACCTGCTCTCAGCAGTTTGTCGCTCTTTCTATCGCCTTCGCGCTTTTTCCACTGATCCTCTTTATGCCAGTCAAGACGCTTCTCCATTAAATACAGAGTGCGAATAGACCCATCTGCATTTGTTCCGCTACGAATAGTTGTTTTACTACCATCATTTTTCTCTACATAATCGTAATCATTCGCATATGCGCCATCTAAACGCCCGCCCTCATCTCTAAACCAGCGGCGATGATAGCCGGCTCTTTCATACTCGGGGCGGTTGAGCTTCATCTCTCCCTTTCCAAGTATTGCCCCGCCACGCCTAGCGCGACCCTCCATACGCGCGTCTTTAGCCTCTTGCTTGCGCGTATCAATAACAGCACCCAACACCGCAGTATGCGGAGCCTGTGATGCTTGTTTAGCTGCAATCTCTTCTTGCAGCGTTTCTCCAGATTTCTGGTGTGAGCTTATACCCAAAGCTTTTGCCTGGGCTTGTACTGCTCTAAATTCTTCTAGTTTCATTATAGATTCTCCATCTCAAAATAGGATTTAACATATTCTTCTTGGTCCATTCCCGTGCTTTTCATTACGCCCCTGCCCATTTTCTGATCGGCAGGTGGAATATCATTCCAACCTTTAGTTTTCTTTACCTTAGACGGGGGTGGTGCGTTTGAAACCGTGGGGGCCGCTTGCCTCCGTGGGTTCTCGAATTTATCGGGGAATTCATGTACCATGTATTTTTTAACTTCCTTTAATTGCTCTGCCGGTGGCAGAGTATTTATTCGTTGACAATATTCTTGAGCTTTTTGCGTCATTAGAAGGTCTTTTTCGTACCAGTCATTATCAGCTTTGAACTGCGCAACGGCAGGATCTTCTTGTGGTTGTTGCGGCCGTGCTTTCGGCTGTGGTTGGAACTCCTCGTAAACCTTGGTTTTCCTACCTTCTAATTCATCGTAACGTTTATCATCCTCATCCTCTAAAGCCAGTTTCTGCTCGTTACGTATTTCACGCAATGCGTCAGCTTTGGCTTTTTTAGATATAGGCTCAAACATCTTTAAAGTGCGTTCGTTGGCTTCACGCTGGTCTTGCAACTCGCGGTCCTGCCTTTGAACTGTAGCCTTCAGAGTTGATTGCATGTTCTGGCCGTCCTTTACGAACGTCTCGGCATCTTTCCATCTGCCTTCATCACCACGCCATTTTTCCTTAGGAGCCCAACCTTGCACCTTTGCAAAAGCTTCGTAATCAATATTGTCAGCCTGAATATTTTCAGATTGAGAATCTTCCCCAGTTGGGGGTGCTTGACCTTCGCCCGAACCTTCATCTGGACGTGCGTCATTATTCGCAGCCAAAGCCGCGTTATCTTCCTCACTCATTTTTCTACCTCTTAGAAATTAATAAAACAGTTGATTTCACCCTCACGGATTACTTTATAATCCACGTCATCACTGCCTTTAACGAACTCGCCAGCGTATTTTGACATGAATATTCTTTCGCCGATTTCTGGTATTTGGTTTTTGAGTTCATACCACTTGTCAGTAGTGCCATCAAATTCGCTTTTACTTGCAGAGTCCAAATCAACCTTATCATAAGCCTCATCAGCCCGCATCCTCAAATCCAGAAAAGCCTCATCTGACATATCAACAATAGTTGCCTTAGTCTGCGATGCCTGATCCATCCGATGTTGTTTCGCGCGTTCATCGCTATCCAATGATTTAGCCATGTATAATTTCTTGCCATTGCCTAAATCCTTCTCCGCAATTTCGTCATCTACCTCATCGAATAAAACTAGTATTTGGTCGTCAATCAGGCGTATTCCCTGTTTGTTGTATTTCTTCATCTTCTTCCTCTGGCTTATAAAAATTACTGATGCTTTCATATAAATTAATGTCAGTCACCTCCTCTACAGTTTTACACACACCATATGTCTGTGCCTGTTCCCTGGCTACTAAATCAGATGGCTGGTTGCCAAAATTAGTAGTTGCCAAATTCTTTGCTAACTCGGCGGCGTCCTCCTTGAGGTATTTAAATACCTGCTCTGTAATAGGATGGTTACGCCATGCGCTAAAATCTTCTCTGTTCATTTCTTCCTCAACTTTCATTAACCAGCAGCAACGCCGCCAGCACTTCCATAATCTCATCTTCTTCTTCTTTATTCCGAGCTATCTTCGCGACCTGCTCGTCTAACTCATCCCGCCGCTTATATTCAAGCAGGATTTCACGTTCTTCTTCCTCATCTTCCCGCTTGAGCCTGAGAAGGATTTGCTTTTCCTCATCCTCAGGACATTCCTCATCGGGCAGTCTATATTTATGTAGGTTAGTCGCCGCGCATATCTGAAAGGCGTTATTTTGAAACGTATTCGTTTGGAACGCCATACGTTACCTCTTATTCCATTGTGCCTTTGAGGTTTCCCTTGTTGTCGCGCGTTATGCTAATTGTTTTCTTTTCATCGGTTGTTTTCAGCGAGCTTATCGCCTCGGCAATCGGTGCAATCATATCTTTCATTGAGCCTTGTCCCAGTCCAGCGATGGTATCTTTAATGCCCTGAATCTCCACCGAGAAGTTAGATTCACCATCCTTCATGCCTTTGATAGCCTCAGCCAATGGCGCAATTGCAGCTCCGATATCGACTTGCTCCTGGCTACCAATAGCCGCCAATAGTTTCTTTATCTCCGCAATTTCGCCATCACGTTTACCATTTTCCTCTGCCTCAGCTTGGGAATCATTTGCCTGCGCCTGCATTTCCATTGCTAGCTTCTTCTCTTCCAGTCTAATCTTGGATAATATTTCCAGCACTTGCACGCCTATTTTCTGCACTTCTGCCCCAGTCTTGGCATTCTTGGCGTCACTTTCAACCATTTTAATATCAAGGTCTTGCGATGCTTGGGCTATTTTATGCTGCGATTCCTGAGATTTTGCCTTAGCCTGCATTGTATCAATAATAGAGCTATGCTCTACTTTCTGCCTCTCAAGCTGGAGATCTGCCATATCTTTATTTGCTTTATCCTGACGCTCTTTCTCTTTTATCTCAGCTTTAAGCCCCTCGACCTGAGTCATTGCCTGTTGCAGCTCAATCATTGGATCTTGTGGCGTAGGATCTGGCTCAGTTATAAGCTTCTCGTAATCATCGATGCTAGCCATCTTAAATATACGCTCGAACAATTCAGCCTGATTTATATACGGATCACCACGTAATGTATCCATATATTGACCACGCGCCAAACGCTGCATATCACTGACCATATGTGGGCCAGATATAGGCAGTATGTCAAAATCCTTACTCTCAAAGTCCAGCCTGGATATCTCCATCGGCCTATCTAGCACATTTGCGTACACATCATCATTAAGATAAAGCTGGTTTAACCTGTAAACAACACGTATTTCTTTCTTAATAGATCGAGATATCCGCTTGTATATAGCCTTAAACGCAGTTAATCCCTGCTCGACCATCGCCAATGTAGCTATACCTGACTGATTAGCCAGCATCTCACCTTGTAACACATCTGTGAGTGAAGCCATTTCCTTGCCATTATCAATCATCAATCCCAACAATTGGAATAAAACAACTGACGGCTCAGGATGCTGAATCTGCACCAAATTATCTTTTATTGGGCCACCACGAGAGTCCACTTGTGTGAACTGCCCCATTTTCATACGGACATTACCGCCCTTCATACGAAGGCCACGACCGATTAAACCGGTGGATGTATTTGACAAAGTACCAGCATCAAACATCTGATTGATAGTAGTGTTGATCATCTTGTTATGATTTAGCAACATCTCCCCAAAACCCATGTCATATATAGAACCATCGGGGGATGGTATGAATCCATACTTGATAAAATAAGTCTCAGGGACGATACGTTTTATTTTCTTCTTCTTTTTCTTGCCGCTACTGTATTTAATTCCATCTTCTTGGTAATTTGCAACTATCCGAACAACTTTCTTCGAGCCTTTATGTACCGTAACAACATAGGGCTCACCATATCCATCACCATCTAGATCAAGCCTACATAACTGCTCTACAAATACTTGGGGTGCGTTTTCATCTTGATGCCCCTTATCAGCCTCCTCCTCACGGTGGGATTGCTCTTCTGATTCCTGGCTCGTGTGAATCATATAATCACCGTCCAACCACAAACCTGCACGAATTTTCTCCTCAATTCTGTAAGGATAATATTCATTCTCCTCAGATAAGCGTGGAGCGTCATTCATACTACGAGCTGTGTAATTAATAATCAGATTAGCAGGATAAACCAAATGAGATTTAATACGCTCTTCCTCAGTATCCCAATATACCTTCCTGAACATGTTGCCAACAACAGGCAGGGCATTCAGTAACTTATCTGTATCCTCCTCCCACTCTTCCATAATTTCGGAATATTGGTAGTTCATATATTCAGCAACGCGCTTGCCCCGCTTCTCCTTCGCCCCAGGCTCTACTTGCCACATTGGCTGTGCATTACTCAAATCTGGTACAGTCTCCCCAGTTTCAGGATCCTGCATTGGTTGTACCGTTTCAGGGTCAGTAATAGGGTCGCCAGTTTCCACATCAAGTACAGGAACGCCCTCATCACTACCGATAACTTTAGCAGCCACAACCTCACCATCTTTTACAATCGCCGGATATGCCCGAGCTGCAAACGTAATTGAAGCGTTGGAAATCAGGGGGAATATAACATTAGCAGCCTTAGGCCATGGGAAATTCTTCTCTTGCGCTATATTCAAGGCCATATCCATAGCCTCTTTCATCTGCGTCTCACGATGAGAGCGAGAATCTTTGTCAATCTCGTAGCCCTCTATTACCTGATTGGCTATAGATAAAAGCTGCTCTTCTTCCAGTTCCTCTGCAACATTTGGCATATCTATCAGTTTCAGGATATCTAAAGACGCATCTATATTGTCGTCCTTTTTTACTTCCTCGTACTCATAGGTATCTGGTTGACGGAAATCTCCGTCTTGTTTTTGTTGCATTTATTCCTTTTGTTATTTTGTTGCGTATTCGTTGCTATAAACTTTTAAGTTAGCATGTTGTTCTTTTCTACGTTCAATTATACCAGCCTCTATTATATCGCACCAATGATCCATTCCCTTGCGCATATCAGTAAACCACTTGACCGCCTCATCCTTTTGCATCTCCGTCAATGGTTCATCACTTACACATTCACCATCGATATAATGCACTTCGATACCATCTATCATAACAATAGGATGTCCGTATGTTTTTCTTTCCATCAATACCCCGTCACACTATCATGATCAACTTCTTCAGACTCATCGTAATACTGGTCATCCTCAGCATAATATTCACTCTCAACTCTGGCATCATAACCAGTCGCCCAAGTCTGAAATGCATCCGCTCCATGCGATGCTGCGTCATGGCGTGGTGTATTGCGCCATACTCCAAGATGGTCATTCCATTCTTTCTTGTAATTATCCAGGTGAGCTATACCCTGAGCGCAATTCTGCTCCGAGATAAATACCGTATGGAATCTAGCCCGTACAGCATTGATAGCGTCAAGCTTGGATTTCACCCGAGGAACTAAATAAACCTCACCAGTAAGCAGCTTATACGCATCGTCCATTGTTGACCCTGCAACTCTGAAGCTCTTGTTATTTGCGTCATGGGGTAGATAGTGACCCCTAAAATTATAACCCGTTTCCTGTAACCACTTAACATAATGCGGAAAATTCTCCCCGCTGTTTTCGTAATAACCAATAAAATTATCTTGCCTCTCATCCCGTTGGTGGAGCCAAATAGCACACGCGTCATTTATTCCTATATCCCAGAACGTATTTACCGGAATCGACGGATTATGCGGAACAAAGCCAATTCTCCGCTCTTTCCGAGCGTCAGACATTTGCCTTGAGAAATATGCACCATCTATTGCCTGCTCAAACGCTTCCTTCGGCGTAGATGGAAATTCTTGCTTCATCGAATCAGTCAACAATGCCTCTTTCTTAGTGTACCAGTTTCGTTGCTGCCTGCTTATCTGAACATCTAGCTCTACTTCCAGCTTATCGAAATATTCATCTAATTCAGCAGGGATTACAACATCCTCATCCATTACATAACCCGGGTTCTGATACCATGGGTAGAAATGGAACTTAAAATCCAATGCTGAATGTTTATTTAATCCTTGAGCCTTTTTACAAAGCTCGAAGAAATCACCCTCACGCCCCTCAGCTGTGGACTCAATGGTTATCTTCTGTCCAATATGCACCGTATTCAACGAGCCAGTCTTTATCTCCTTCGCCCTCGCTGGGTCTTTAGCGCAAATCTTGCCGTGCTCAGATACATGTAGATTTGTCAACGTACTCGATCTCATTGACACACCTACCCGAATCTTCGAGCCGTTGTTAAATTCTATTTCTGTTCTACTGTCCCTAATCGGATAAATGAATTCTTTCAGAAAGCCGGGGAAATTATCATACGGAAACTTCAGCTTTGTAGCAAATATTTCCTCAGCATCCTTCATGGACTGCGCAATAATACCAGCATTCTTATTTCCATTGAACAAACAGTCATCCAACATATCAAGCTGGATTATAGTCGAGAACCCCAATTGCCGAGCTTTCAGGATAATATCAAAGCCATGCCGTTCTATCAAAAACTGCAATTGCGCTGTTCGTGGCCTAAATAGTAATTTCTGACCCTGCTCATTTACGATGTAGTATAAATTATGCAGCCTCCACATCTTATCGGAAGCTAATATTTTAAACTCTCGCTCATTCTTGGGCTTTTTAAGCCAGTTCTGGTTTAGCAATCTTCCTCTTGCTGTGCCTTATATTGTAAATACCAATATTCTAAGGCACGCTGACAAAGCGGATGCCTCGCCAAAAAATCTATAGCCTGTATTGCCGTAATTTCACACTTCTCATTCATCCTTCAATAACTCCTTAAGTCGCTCTATAATTTCATCTTGTTCACAACCTATCCGGCAACAAATATTACTTACAAGCTTGTCTAGTTCCGTAATACGCTCGTAGCTTTCTTTGGTCGAAGGCGGGAAATTAAGGCGCTTTATATACTCGGTTATTATATCCCGGGTAACCTCATCAAACTTACCTGTATGATCTTCTAACCAGGCGGTGTAACCATCATTAGAGCAATCACAGACTATTTTACACACATCGTCTAAACAATCTCCGGTGCATTCCTGATCAAAAGTCTCTTTGAATTCCCTTTTAGCCATAACCATACAAGCATAACTAAACGCCCGATATTCTATTTTACAATCATCACTCATACTCATCAATTCCTGCTTTAGTGCTAATCTCGTCCATATGTTACACTTTTCCAGTGATTTCTTCTAGTTCTCGGTCTCCACCCCGTGGGAAGGTGGTACTTATTATTAATTATCGGACGGCTTTGTATCGGTCTTATTCCCATTCTGTAACAAGGCTTTCTGCAGCTCCAACTCAAGTTCAGCAATATACTCCTGCTGCTCCTTCAACAACTCCCCAATCAGCGTATAATTAGGATTGAGAGGGAGGCCTTGTCTATGATAATCCTCATAATTCTTAATTACTGCAACCTGCTCTATAACAAGCGCCTTATCCATAATCACTTGTATCCGCTCTAAACCTCCAGTAATCAGTACCGCACTTATTAGTGTACGGCTCTACAATTAACCCCAATCTTTTAGCTAAAGGCGCAACCTCACTCAATAACGCATCATATAACTTTGAACCATGTATAGTAGGCCTATCATACCACGGCACACTACTATGTACAAAAACTCGCCTGGTATTACCGCAACATCCCAACAATTGGCTTAAGGATTTTCTCATTTCTGGCTCCCCATGTTAGACCTCCGCTTTCTCATCACCCAGCCCCGCTAACCAATCACCAAACGACCCTTCGATATTCACCTTCTTAGGCGCATCCAATCCGAATAAGTCACATTTATTCTTTGTCGCGCTAATCATGGACGCTGTTTGCTTTTCTTCCTTCGCAATTGCCCGCGCTTCATCATATTCTTCTACTGCTTGATCTATCGTAAAGCCGTGTCTTTTCTTACTCTCGTCATATAACTGTTGCACCCTTTGCGCTACATTAGTGCTACCCAACAACTTACAGGCATTAACGTTTATAGATTCCATCTTCATATTCTCAGCATTATAAGCCTGCCTATACGCCTCGGAAGCATTACTAGTCTCTACATAGACCTGTGCGAACTTTGCTTGCTTTGGTGTTAGCTTAGGTTTCATTACTTTCCTCTAGCGGCATATATCTTTTTAAAAACTCAAACATATTCACATGCTCGATTTTATCTTCATCAGGGTTATCAAAGATAAAAGTATATCCACCTTGTGCATTTTTCTCAACTTTCATCTCTTTTTTCTCCAGCCGTTCCAGCCTATCCTTCACATCCCCATGACCGATATACATGTGAGCACCTATAGCTACATTAATCATAACAATAAGCCCAATGACTATACACTTATTCATAACTACCTATCAACCTACGCACAATCCGCATCATCCCCGTCCACGCTCACGAGATTTTTTATTTTACCATCTACAAAAAAAGCCTCGTATGTGTACCCCTCATTATAAAATAATATTCGTCCGGTAATTGGCATATTTTCAAAACACAGGCCTTGCGGATCATACGGCACATGCAGTTGGCGATTCTTGATACCTCTTGATCTCTTTTGAAAACGACCACATTTGCTTATCTTATATTTCTCGCAGGAGGTTGTTGCATACTTTAACCACGGCACCCTTTCCCCATTTACATCAAAACAAAGGCTCTTAGTCTGAAACTCCGAACTATGATCTATCTCCTTACCAGGTAAAGGATATTCACACTCTATGTAATCATATAGACCCATCATTATCGTCCAATCTATTATCCGGTGTTAGTTTGGCCGCCATCATCTTTTTGCCTTAGGCGCTTCTGCAAATCCCGCAACCGCCCCTCAAGTGCCCTAATATAGACCAACAAGTTCTCCATCGTTCCTGCGGCGTCCTCCATGCAAGGCTTATATGGAGCGGGGAAATCCTTAGAAAGGTTATACCTATAGAGACTATATACCCGAAGCTCTTCCACCTCCTCGTCTGCCATAGCCAGAGCTTTCTCACTCAAGCGGTATCGGTCCAAAATCCCTTCTATCTCCTCACTCATCCACTATTTCCCATCCCTCATCAGTAGGAACCATAGCCACAGCCTGATAATTCTCATAACCCCACTTACCGCCATAACTCCCAACCAGCCTACCAACAAACATCCTCAACAGATTAAACTGCTCAAGATGATTATTCTTATTACTGACATTAGGGCTAATGTACGACAAATGCGTAATCTCTATTTCCGGCCTGTTATCTTTTTCCAGAATGGCGCTAATCTCAGCTTTGATTCTTTTTATTATCTGGTTATAGCTTTCCCGGATTGACGGATAATATAAATCCAGCTCATTTGCTATTGCGATTAGGCTGTTTAATGATTGGTTAGTCATTTAATACATTCCGCCTTAACAAGGTCGCGTACCACCCCCTCAACTAGTGAGTCCCAAATAGCGAAACCTACAAACCAACACATTATAGCGACTATAACCACCGCAATCGTTAACTCTATATGTATGAGGCAATCACGTACGGCCATTTAATCCAATCCCGTCTTAACAGCAATACCACTACCCAGGAAAGCTCGGCGCTGACCTTCCACCTCACGCAACTCCACAACCCCACTGGGCGTTAAAATAGCCGACACGATGGAATCAAATTTGTAGAAATAACTCACACCCTCAGCAGTAAATTTGACATCCTCCCCGATACCAGGCTCACCCCTCTCAGTAATAGCTTTATATACCCCCTGCGCGTCGTAATCATCTTCTATGCGTATTACCTTCGTATAAACTCCGCGCCTATGCTCAACTATTAATTCAATCTCATTCATTATCGTCACCCCTCCATTATTAATATAATACTACTATTTACGCACACTGGTGTCAAGTTATTCAACTGTTGCTTTGAGTTTACAAAAACCCATAAGCCCTAGCCATATCCGACAAAGCCGCCTTTAACTCCGCCTTTAACTTCAGCTTAACCCTCCAACGCCTCGACATATCGGAGATATATACTTCCTCAACACAAACATCATCTACAATCTTTTTTTGATATTCGGTCTTGATTGCATTAATACCTATATCATAATTCCGCCTGGCTTGGACTACAGCCTCCGTCATGCCCAACTCTTTCCCACCGCCATCCACAGGCTGCCGATATTCGCAACTGTGAAAACCTTTCGAGCCCACAACCCAACTATTGTATAGCTTTTTACCAGCATCCCGTTGAGCTGCATCAATTTGGTTTCTATTGTAATAATTATCAAGCGGGGGAACTGTTTTTACCCTGGCGATTAACTGCTTATCTACGACTTCTTTAACTAATTCCTTACGGTTGTGTCGCTCTGGTGTGCCTAGATCACCATGTTTAACCGCTTTATCCATAACCGCCTTATATATGATACATAGGTAAGGTATTATTATATGGGGGGATTGTCAACTTTTGCTTGCGTTACTTAATCCATCAAGGCTCTTACCTTGTTATTTAATTTCTTCCTCTTCTCACTTAATATCCCGACAGCACAACCCATCTCCAAATCTTGATCCGACACATTTTGTAATATCTTTAAAGCAGTACGTATTTTATCCAAATCCGTTACAGCAATATACTCCTCCTCTGTCACTCTTCCTCCTTTTGAAGTTTAATCCCATTTAATAGCCTTAAATTTCTCAGCTTCCTTGTCAGCCGCATCTATCTCCTCTTTTGTGTAAACATCTCCCCCCTTTAATGCGTTACGGGCTGTCTTTATCATACTAACTTTATCCCCTGTTGCAATTATAGCCTTCAAAGCCTCCTCGCACCGCTTAACTTTATTTACTCGGGCGTTCCAAGAGCTAACAGCCTGGTTATAATATCGCGACGTATATTCTCCCGACTCATCCCCCCCGTACATTACCGGCGGGCCTGATGCTGCACACAATTGGCACTCCACCATATCGCCGTTCCCATATGTAGTACTGACTGATCTTGCCTCACCTCCGCAAAACGGGCATGGTAGTATTTTAGCTCTCCCTACCACTCTTCCCCCTATTTTCCAATGCATTAATACGCTCAACAAGCTTTTTATTATGGCCTTTGAGCCGCTCCTTTTCCTTATCCGAGCTGTCAACTTCTTCTAATTCTTTTACGCGCAATTTTAGAATGTGGTTTGCATGCTCTACTACCTCTAAACGCTGCTGCATTGCTAGTATCTGCTGCTGAAAAGGATCTGGATAATTACCAACAATCCGCGCTTGACTTAATTCATTTAATTCATTATATGCCCGCCGCGCCTCAGCTGATTGCCGCCGCTTATCCTCACCAGCCTCTCTTATTATTTTTCCAGTAGCTGACCTTCCGAATATACTTCCGAACATTTCACCCCCCTATTAAAAAAACCCCGATTGCATGAGAGCCTTTCTATCCTCATGTACCTTACTAGCCGCCTCCATTTGCCGTATTCTCTGGCCTACC